GATAAACCGCTTGATGCGCTCGGCGCGGTTTTGCTTTCCGCGGTGGCGATTAAGACGCTCACCTTCTTCAGCGAACAGGATCCCCTGTCGCTGCTGCAAAGGTGGCGGGGAGGGACAAATGGTAACAAGTGATCCGCTGGTGCTGACCAACGTGGTGACCAGTACCGCTATCGTTCTGCGCCTGATGATGTTTCGTAAGCCAGGCGGGCGACACAACTGGTGGGCGTCATGGCTGGCTTATCTGATCATCCTGGCTTATGCCTCGGTGCCATTCCGTTTCATGTTCGATTTCTATTTCCATGCCCACTGGGCGACCGTGCTGATGAATCTCATCATCTGCGCTGCTGTATTCGCGGCGCGCGGTAACGTAGCCCGGATTTTTCACGTACTGAGGCCAGAATAATGCAGATCAGCGATAAGGGTATTGCGCTCATCAAACAGTTTGAAGGTCTGCGGCTGACGGCGTATCAGGACAGCGTGGGCGTGTGGACGATCGGGTATGGCTGGACACAGCCGGTGGACGGGAAACCAATCCGCGCCGGGATGACCATCAAAGAGGAAACGGCAGAACGCCTGCTGCGTACCGGGCTGGTGAGCTACGAGAGCGACGTATCGAAGCTGGTGAAAGTGAAACTGACGCAGGGCCAGTTCGATGCGCTGGTTTCTTTCGCCTACAACCTTGGCGCCCGATCGCTTTCCACATCAACCCTGCTGAAAAAGCTAAATGCAGGCGATTACCGCGGAGCTGCCGATGAGTTCCCGCGCTGGAACAAAGCAGGCGGGCAGGTGCTGGCTGGTCTAACCCGACGCCGTACTGCTGAACGGGCGTTATTTTTGGATGGTGTGTGATGAACCGACTGACCGCGATAGCTTCAGTTTCAGTGGTGGTGGTGATTGCCGTTCTGGTAGCGCTGCTGGCGTTTACTAAAGCAGACCTGTCTACAGCAGAAAGTGATAACCGCGTCCTGAAGAGTGACAACGCGCTGCAGGGGCAGGTGATTGCCACTCAGGCATTCAACGTCAACCGGTTTAACCAGGTGGCACAACTGGCAGCCAGTGCTAACGCCGTGGTTGCCAGCGATGCCGAGACAACCGTTATCAAATACCGGGAGATTCTTCGCCGTGAGAAAACCTGTGATCTGCCTGTTCCTGCTGACGTTGCTCGCGGGTTGCTCGGGTACGCCTACCGTTTACGTGCCAGCGCAATGCACGCCGATTCCGGCCAACCTGACACAGCCGATGGTAGTGCCGTTACCCCCGGCGGGCTGACATATTGCCAGGCGGTGCTGTGGATTAAGCCTCTACTCGCCACCATCGAGCAGGGCAATAATAACCTTGCAGGCATCCGTGATATTGAGCGTCAGCGGCAGAAATAAAAAAAGCCCTCTAAGCGAAGGCAATATTGAGGTACAGCATCGGTTCTTATTTTCAGTTTCCCTCAGATCCCGCTGAAGGTGATGACTCATCCGTGAGTCGTTCCCTGGGTCTGGGCGAGCATCCTTTAAGAGCCGAATCAAGTGTGGCCTATAAAACCATTTCAACAAGCGTAAGCGGAAAGATTAAGCCAAAAAATTTATTAAAGGCGTTACAGCAGGCATTCACTGAGTGCCTGTGATAATGCGTGACAAACCCCAAGTATTTTTCTTTGCTCAGTTTGTTAAATTCAATTCTCCGAATAAAAGGAGTGTATATGACAAAGCAAGAGTTGTTTTTATGGGGAGTACAAACGGTTATCCTGAGCAATAACCTAAACGTTATCCGGCAGGATCCTGAAGGAAAATTAGCACATATTTACAGTGCTACAGGGGCATACAGTGTTATTCAGGACGCGATTTACGCAAGCGAAAGAATCCCTGAAAAGATGAGTGCTGAGACAGCTATTCATGATTTCTGTTTCTATATGCTGGAAAATTGTAGGGAAGACAAAAAATGTCCAAACTGGTTTACCAGACATTAAATCAGTTACGTTCGTTTTGAATATGAGCCACCGGCATCTGCCGGTGGCTTTTTAAGGCGGAGCTATGGAAAGAGACGAAACAACCATGATGCAGGTCATCATCGATGGAAAATTAACAGAGGTTCCCTTCCATTACGAAGAGTGGAGCGGTGGACGCTCTGTTAAGGTTCCTGACCTGACAGGCAGCTTTATTAGTGTCATGACGATAGATTCCCGCATACCGCAGTTTATTACCGATCCTCAGTAACACTCGTATCTAAAACTAAGGTCGCTACGGCGGCCTTTTTTATTGCGCTTCGCATGCGCTAAACAATCGAGAGTCTTTCAGTCGTGAGCCTGGGGAAAGCTGTTTTCTCGGGCGGCTGTCCCATGCGACAGGCTCACATCTAAAAGGAAAGCATTATGCGAATAACTGTGCTTGACGATGATCCGGGAGAGCGAATCATTCCCGGTCGAGAACGTATAACCGTCTATCTCGATGGTGAAGAGGTCAAACGTTGCCAGACTGCCGACGACGTATTGGGTGAGGTTGTTTATATCGAAAGTGATGATAATGACCGCATTCTTGTCGTAAACGGCGAAGTTCAGTGCCGCACCAGTCATGGACATGTGAGGATTGAGCGATGCCGCAAGTAATTATTGACGGTGTTTCGTATGTTCCAGCCGTTGCTGAACACAATTCCCATATCGGTATTGCTATTTCCACTCATAACCGTGCCGGTGTGCTTAGCCAGGCGCTGGAACAGCATATCAAGCATCAGCCAGTTGGTGCGCTGGTGGTTGTCGTTGACGATGGTTCACAGTCACCAGCAGCGGTGCCCGACGGCGTTAAGCTGATCCGGCACGAAAAATCGCTGGGCATTGTGGCAACGAAGAATGCCAGCCTGGCTGTGCTGGCCGCTGCTGGCTGCGAGCATCTGTTTCTTTGGGACGATGACGCCTGGCCCGTTGCTGACAATTGGTGGTTGCCTTATATCGAATCACCAGAGCCTCACCTGGCCTATCAGTTCCTCGATCTGGCTGGCGCCCGCAAGCTGAACGATATAGCGGTGCTGTATCGAGACGATAAGCATGTGGCTTATACCGGCCAGCGCGGCGTGATGCTCTATTACCACCGCAGCGTGATTGAGCGCGTCGGCGGCTTTGATCCGATTTACGGTCGCGGCATGTATGAACATTCTGATCTGGCACTGCGCATACACAACGCCGGGCTGACCTCATGGGCGTTCGCCGATGTGGTTGGCTCTGAAAAGCTTATTCACTCGCTGGACGAGCATGAACAGGTTGAACGTTCGGTACCTCGTCCTGATCGGGAAGAGCAGGTCAAGCGCAATGTGCGGATTCATAACGAGCGGCGCGACACCGGGTATACCGGCTATGCAGAGTACCGCCAGCGGCATGACGTTGTGATCACCACGCTGTTAACCAGCCAACCCGACCCGCAGCGCAACGAGCATATGATGGCTGAACCCGGCATGCTCGCGCACTGGTCGGCATCAATTAAAGGTGCTGAAGCGGTGGTGCTGGCAGACCAGCTAACCAGCGCACCACCCGACGCAAGTCTGGTCAATGTGCCGGAAGTAGCGATGAACGTTTATTTCCGGCGCTGGCTGCATATCTGGCAGCACCTTCGCGATCATCCTGAGTACCGCTTCGTGTGGTGTACCGATGGTACCGATGTCGAAATGCTCCGCGAACCGTGGGCAGATATGGTGCCGGGTATGGTTTATGTTGGTTCCGAGCCAAAGACCTATGCCGATGCATGGGCGCGCCAGCATCACCCGGAGCGCATCTATCAGAACTTTATCGACCAGCACCGCAACGATGTGATGCTTAACGCCGGGCTGCTTGGCGGCCTGCGTGAAGATGTCATGGCTTTCGCTCATGGCATTGTGCGGCTGTATTACCTGCTGGAGTGCCACCGCTTCTGGAAGACAGAGAAAGCACTGGCAGCCGTGGGTGACATGCTGGCGTTCGGCATTGTGGCGAAACGCTTTGGCGATCGCATCGTGACAGGCCCTCAGATTCATACAGTTTTCAAAACTGAAGGCATCGGTAAGGAGTGCGCTTTCTGGCGCCATAAATAATTAGCCAATGAACATAGAGACCGCTTAGGCGGTCTTTTTTATTGCCTGTGTTAGGTGGTCTCATGAGTGAAGAATGTTCAATCGAAGGATGCGATAAGCCAGTGAAATGCAGGTCCTTATGTCAAGCTCACTATGATAAGAAAAGGCGAGGCGGTGAGACTCTTCCAGAGAGAAGAGTGTCTATTGATGCTGACGATGCAATACGAAAAAGAACAATCAACGTCAATGGCTGCATGGTCTGGACAGGGCATTTAAATGTTAAAGGCTACGGACATATAAATATTAACGGTTCCGTAGTTCGAGTGCATAGATATGTCTGGGAAAAAGCAAATGGTCCTATCCCAAAAGGCATGGTCATTGATCATAAATGTCATAACCGAGCCTGTTTAAACGTAGAACATCTACGACTTGCTACTGGTTATGAGAATCAAAGCAATAGATCCGGAGCCAATAGAAACAGCACAACAGGTTTGCGAAATGTATGCCTTAAAAACGGTAAGTTTCAAGTAAGGGTTCACTATCAGGGAAAAACTCATCGAGGCGGTGTTTTTGATGATCTCAATGACGCTGCCGTAGCAGCTGAACTATTGCGCAAAAAGTTATTTGGGGATTTCAGGGGGCTTTCTTGAAGATAGTCATCGTTGCACACCACGCACGAAGAGAGATGGCTCAGAGACTTTTTTCTGCAATACAAGCGCATCATTTGTTAGTCGATGAGATCGGTATTGGAGCAAATGAAATGCACCGCCGCGCGCTGGCGTGGGCTGCTGAGCAATCCGAACGGGCGATAATCATCGAAGAGGATGCACTACCTGTCCCTGGCTTTATTGATAAGGCCGCTGACTGGCTGGCTCGCTTCCCGGATGACCTGTGTTCGTTCTATCTTGGCACCGGCCGTCCTCCACAATATCAGGCGCAGATTGCTGAGCGGCTGATTGCAGCCGACAGGACGCGCGCCGACTACATTATGTTGCCGCAGCTCATTCATGGCGTGTGTTACAGCGTTCCGCCTCAGCATCTACCGAGGGTGCTGGCACGCTGGGACAGCAATAAGCCCGCTGACTTCGCGCTGGGTGATGCATGGGGTGCGCCAGTGGTGTACCCCTGCTGGTCACTGGTTGATCATGCTGACGGTGAACCAGTAGAGCGTCACCCAGATGGTGAGGCGAGGAAGGAACGGCGGCGCGCTTGGAGGGTTTCTTGAAGAGTGATCCGAGAGTCTACGGCAGCCGATGGGATAAGGCCCGGCGATCCTTCCTGCGTAACCATCCACTGTGTGTGATGTGCGCGCAACAGGGAAGGACTGAGGCGGCCTCAGTGGTTGACCATATCAGGCCGCACAAGCTGAAGGAGGCTATCAACTCTGGCGACCGTGCTGCAATAGCGCGGGCGCAGCGTCTCTTCTGGGACACGGATAACTGGCAGCCCCTGTGCAAGCAACATCATGACTCAACAAAACAGCGCATGGAGAAGCGAGGGATAGTCATCGGCTGCGACGAAAACGGCCTGCCGCTGGACCCTGATTCTCACTGGTGGAAAACATCAGAATGAAATGATTGCAAGTGCAATCATTCCAGGCGCAATCATCGACAGGCAGGGGGGGGGAGGGTAAATCTTCAAAACCGACTGCCCAAATGACCGCCAGCCCTCATTTTTGTGCACAACCGCGAAATGAAAAGTTTTTTTCCGGGAGGTTCCGATGGCCGGACGACGCCCGAAACCGACACACCTCAAGGTGGTGACCGGGAATCCGGGCAAACGAAAACTCAACGACAAAGAACCCACGCCAGCGAAAGAGATCCCCAGCCCGCCATCCCACCTCACTGACTGGGGCAAAGTTGCCTGGGGAAAGCTCACCGTACTGCTTGACGGTATGGGGGTGCTGACGGTTGCCGACACGCTGGCGCTCGAGCGTCTTTGTGATATTTACGCCGACATCCTGCAACTGCGTCTGACGATCGCCGACGAGGGGAGAACCTACACGGTGCAGACTGAAGGCGGCTTTTTGATAAAGGCGAATCCTGCGGTGGCGATGTTAGCTGATGCAGATCGCCGGTTTAAAAGTTACCTGGTCGAATTTGGTCTGACTCCTGCCGCCAGGACTAAGGTGAAAGTGGATGGTGGAGAAAAAGAAGAAGACCCGCTCAACCAGTTCTTCGGTTGACCCGGCAACACAGTATGCACTGGACGTGGACTCGGGTAAGGAGATTGCCGGGCCTGATATCAAAAACGCCTGCAAGCGGCATCTTGTGGATCTGGAAACCTGTCATGCCCGCGGGCTGACATGGGATGTCGAGTCCGCACAGCGCGCAATCGACTTTTTCTCGAAGGTGCTGAAGCTTAACGGTGGGGAGTATGAAGGTAAGCCTTTTAACCTCCTGCCGTGGCAGTGCTTCATCGTCGGATCGATATTTGGCTGGAAAAATGCCGATGGTTACCGGCGGTTTCGAATGGCTTATGTCGAATCAGGGAAAGGCTCCGGGAAATCTCCGCTTGCTGCGGGCGTCGCTCTCTACTGTCTGGTTGCCGACAAAGAACCGCGCGCAGAAGTTTATGCCGCTGCGACGAAAAAAGACCAGGCCATGATCCTCTTTCGTGACGCAGTGGCGATGGTCGATCAGTCACCGGCGCTGGCGCAGCGAATAGCAAAGTCTGGCGGTGCCGGGAAAGAATGGAACCTCGCCTTTCTCCAGGCTGGTTCGTTTTTCAGGCCGATCAGTTCCGATGACGGGCAGTCCGGCCCGCGTCCGCATTGTGCGCTGATTGATGAAATTCACGAGCACAAAAGCAACCAGGTCGTTGAAATGATGCGCGCCGGGACAAAAGGCCGGCGGCAGGCATTGATTTTCATGATCACCAACAGCGGCCACGATAAAACCAGCGTGTGTTTCGACTATCACGAATATGGCCGTCAGGTTGCGGCGGGCACCCGCGAGGATGACAGTTTCTTCTCTTTTATCTGCTCGCTCGATGAAGGCGACGATCCTTTTAAGGATGAGTCGTGCTGGAAAAAAGCTAACCCGTCCCTTGGGCATACATTCAGTGAACGGTATTTACGTGAGCAGGTCACGCAGGCGCGCGGCATGCCATCCAAAGAGAGCATCGTAAGGCGGCTTAACTTTTGCCAGTGGGTTGATGCCGATAATCCCTGGATGAGCAGCGATGTCTGGATGGCCTGTGAAGAGGATTTTGAACTCGCTGATCTGGAAGGTGAAGAATGCTATGGCGGTCTTGACCTGTCCGGCACACGCGATCTGACCGCGCTGGCGCTGTTTTTCCCCAGGCTGAAAAAGCTGGTGGTTGAATTCTGGACGCCAAAGGACACGCTGGCAGAGCGCGCTAAAACGGACCGTGTTCCCTATGATGTATGGGAACGTAACGGCTACATCCACACGACACCGGGTAAAGCGGTTAAATATGGGTTTGTTGCCGAACGTATGGCAGAACTGTCCATGCGCTTTTATATCAAAGCAATCGCGTTTGACCAGTACCGGATCAAATACCTTGAGCCGGAACTGGAGGCCGCTGGCGTTACTGTTCCGCTTATCCCGCATGGTCAGGGATTCTACAAGGCTCAGGAGTCTGGTTTGTGGATGCCGCACTCGCTGGAGCTTTTCGAAGAGTTACTGGATGAAAACACCATAATCATCCAGAAAAATCCCTGCCTTCGCTGGAACGCTTCCTCGGCTGTTACTGAAGCTGATCAGAAAGAAAATCGCGTATTTGCCAAGAAGAAAAGCACCGGCCGTATCGATGGCGTGGTGGCTTCCGCTATGGCTATTGGCGCGGCTGATGGCGATATTGCCGATGAAGGCAATATTGATGACTTTTTCTCTAACCCGTTGAGCATGTGATGGACGAAACACAATACACAGTAGACCTGCGAACCAATAATGGCTGGTGGGCGCGCCTGGCGTCATGGTTCGTCGGTGGCAGGCTCGTTACACCCGATCAGGGATCGCAAACCGGGCCAGTTTCTGCAAGTGGCAGCCTCGGCGATTCAGTGATTAACGATGAGCGAATTTTACAGATATCGACGGTCTGGCGTTGCGTCTCCCTGATCTCGACGCTTACTGCCTGTCTGCCGCTGGATGTTTATGAAACAGACAGCAGTGATAACCGATCAAAAGTTGGGCTTGATAATCCCCTGGCCCGGTTGCTGCGGTACTCGCCTAATCAGTACATGACCGCCCAGGAATTTCGTGAAGCAATGACCATGCAGCTTTGCTTCTACGGTAACGCCTACGCACTGCTGGAGCGGAATTCAGCCGGCGATGTGATAAGCCTCCTGCCTCTGCTCTCCGCAAATATGGATGTCAGGCTGGAAGGTAAAAAGGTTGTGTACCGTTACAAACGGGATCGGGAATATGCCAATTTTCAGCAAAAAGAAATATTCCATCTCAAGGGATTCGGCTTCAACGGTCTGGTGGGGCTTTCGCCGATAGCGCATGCCTGTAAATCTGCTGGCGTTGCTGTGGCGATGGAAGACCAGCAACGGGAGTTTTACGCCAACGGCGCGAAGTCACCCAAGATACTGACGACCGGAGACAAGGTACTGACGAAAGATCAACGCAGCCAGCTTGAAGAAAACTTCAGAGAAATAGCGGGTGGTCCGGTTAAAAAACGGCTCTGGATCCTCGAAGCCAACTTCAACACACATGATATCGGCGTCAGCCCGCAGGACGCTGAAACTATGGCGTCGCGAAAATTTCAGGTCAGTGAACTGGCCCGTTTCTTTGGTGTTCCGCCTCACCTCGTCGGTGACGTTGAAAAATCAACAAGCTGGGGAACCGGTATTGAGCAGCAAAACTTAGGCTTTCTGCAATACACGCTGCAGCCCTATATCTCACGGTGGGAAAACTGCATTCAGCGCTGGATGCTAAAACCAGCCGATGTTGGTCGTTACCACGCAGAACATAACCTGGACGGACTGTTGCGGGGTGATTCCACCTCCCGCGCAGCTTTCATGAAAGCAATGGGTGAGGCTGGACTGCGCACAATTAACGAGCAGCGCCGGCTGGATAATATGCCTCCTTTACCTGGTGGGGACGTAGCCATGCGGCAATCGCAATATGTCCCTATCACCCAAATTGGACAAGACCAACAGCCCCGCAACAGCGGGGCTTAATTTTTATGGGGCCATCATGACTGTAATACGCAAAACCCTGTCCTTTGACGAAACGGAAATCAAATTCACCGGCGATGGCAACCAGGGAATTTTTGAGGGTTACGCCTCCGTGTTTGGCAACGTCGATTCTGACGGTGACATCATCCTGCCTGGCGCATACAAAAACACGCTTACAAACCGCACACGGAAAGTGGCGATGTTTTTTAATCATCGTGCCTGGGAACTCCCGGTAGGCAAGTGGGACGCCTTTCAGGAAGACAGCAAGGGGCTGTTTGTACGTGGACAACTTACACCCGGGCACAGCGGTGCATCAGACCTGAAAGCTGCAATGGAGCACGGGACAGTAGAAGGGATGTCTGTCGGGTTCGCCGTCAATAAAGACGACTATGCGTTATCTCCCGGCGGCGGGCGTATCTACAAAAACATTTCTGATCTTCGTGAAATCAGTGTCTGCACGTTTCCGGCCAACGAACTGGCAAACGTATCGGCAATGAAGTCCATCGACGGGATCGAAACTATTCGCGACGTTGAGAACTGGCTGAGGGATTCAGTTGGCCTCACCAAAACGCAAGCGGTCGGGTTCATCGCCCGGTTTAAGTCAGCGGTTCGGAGCGAGTCCGAAAGCGACGAAAACAAAACCTCAATTGATGCCCTTCTCAAGAGCATTACTCAATTTTCCAATACGTTAGGATAATAATTATGTCGGAACTCGCTCAGATCCAGAAAGCCATCGATGATTCTCATGCCAAAATGCAGGGGCTCTTCGATGAGCAGAAAAAGCAAATCGAAAGCACCGGCACTGTTTCCAAACAGCTGCAGGATGATTTGGTAAAAGTACAGGACGAACTCAAATCTGCCGGTACCCGTTTGTTCGACCTGGAGCAAAAGTTATCTTCCGGTGCTGAAAATCCCGGTGATAAAAAATCGTTCTCGGAACGCGCGGCGGAAGAGCTCACGAAATCCTGGAACGGCAGCAAGTCTTTGTTTGATGCCAAAACATTTAACAAATCCCTGGGAAGTGATGCCGGTTCAGCCGGAAGCCTGATCCAGCCGATGCAGGTACCGGGCATTGTTATGCCGGGTCTGCGCCGCCTGACCATTCGTGATCTGCTGGCGCAGGGTCGCATTTCCAGTAACTCGCTGGAGTACGTGCGTGAAGAGTTGTTTACCAACAACGCTGATGTGGTCGCTGAGAAAGCGCTCAAGCCTGAATCAGATATCACCTTCAGCAAGCAAACTGCCAACGTGAAAACTATCGCGCACTGGATTCAGGCTTCCCGTCAGGTTATGGACGATGCCCCGATGCTGCAATCCTACGTGAATAACCGCCTGCTCTACGGCCTGGCTCTGAAAGAAGAAGAGCAACTGCTGAATGGTGATGGCAGTGGTGATGACCTTGAGGGGATCAACCACGTAGCGACCGCCTACGATGCCTCGCTCAACGTGGCAGGTGATACCCGCGCTGACATCATTGCACACGCAATTTACCAGGTCAGCGAGTCTGAATTCAGCGCGTCTGGCATCATTCTCAACCCACGTGACTGGCACAACATTGCACTGCTGAAGGATAACGAAGGCCGCTATATTTTCGGCGGCCCGCAGGCATTCACCAGTAACATCATGTGGGGGCTGCCGGTGGTACCGACGAAAGCTCAGGCGGTTGGTTCGTTCACTGTAGGTGGCTTTGATATGGCGTCGCAGGTATGGGATCGCATGGACGCAACGATCGAGGTTAGTCGCGAAGACCGCGATAACTTCGTGAAAAACATGCTCACCATCCTTTGTGAAGAGCGTCTGGCACTGGCGCACTATCGCCCGAAAGCACTCATCAAAGGCTCGTTTACCGCTTCAGGCAGCTAATGGAGGGGGCGGGGCAACCCGCCCGTCTTTAATGGACATTACCGATGACCAGCTCCAGCAGATAAAAATGCATCTTCGTGTTGATGACGGCGAAGAAGATGCTCTCATCAAGGCATATGCACTTGCGGCGATCAGTTACGTCGAAAGCTACTGCGACGGCAAGCTTGTAGAAACATTGTCCATACCCGTGGAAGGCCAGCCCGTGCCGCGTGAAATCCTCTTTAACAGCGGCCTGTGGGCAGCAATTTTGCTCATAGTTGGTCACTGGTACAGCAACCGCGAGGCTGTGAACATCGGGAATATCACCTCAGAGATCCCTCTCGGGGTTGAGTCGATTTTATTCCTTCAGCGGAGGTGGCGTTGATATGCAGGCGGGAAGACTCAACAAGCGCATAGCCATCATGAACTTCACGACCGTGCGAACGGATTCTGGCCAGCCTGATAAAGAGTGGCATGAGGTGGCATCAGTATGGGCGGAAATTAAAGGCATCAGCGGGCGTGAGCAAATCTCAGCGGGGGCTGAAATGGCGGAAGCAACGATCCGCGTATGGGTTCGCTTCCGCACCGATATCACCGCTGCCTCAAAACTGAAGGTGCTGACCGGCCCCTATAAAGGTCAAATCCTCGATGTTGCCGCGCCGCCTATTGCGGATTCAAAAGGCTCTCAACTGGAAATTCTGTGTAAGCAGGGGGTGAAACCGTGATCGATACGAAACTGGATTTTTCCGGCTTACTTGATTTATCGGACGATCTCGCCGCTCTCAGCAAAGCGGAAAACCGCAAGGTGATGCGCGATGCCACGCGCGCGGCGGCCACCATTTTTAAAGATGAAGCAGTTAAGCGCGCCCCGGTGCGCACCGGGAAACTGAAGAAAAACATCGTGGTGATCACCCAGCGTGACCGCAATGGCAACATCACATCCGGTGTGCATGTTCGCGGTACGAATCCGCGCACCGGTAACAGTGATAATTCAATGAAAGCCAGCAATTCGCGTAACGCTTTCTACTGGCGTTTTGTTGAGCTTGGTACGTCGAATATGGCGCCCGTTCCGTTTATCCGCCCGGCCTATGATGCCCGACAGGAAGATGCAACAAATGCCGCTTTTGCGCTTGCGAATCGGGCGATTGATGAGGCGCTGTCAAAATGACCGAGGCTGATGTTTATTCACTGATTAGCCCGCTGGCGGGTGGGCAGGTTTACCCCTACGTTGCGCCACTTACTCCGCAGGGCCAGCCATCCATTTCACCGCCGTGGATCACTTTCACGCTGGTGGATCAGGTTTATGGCGACACCTTTTGCGGCCTGGCCGAAGAAAACAGTGCGCTTCAGGTCGATATGTATTCCCGTACCGTTGATGAGTCACGAGCGCTTCGTGAGCAGGTGATTACCGCGCTGATGCCGCTGGGATTCACTCAGATGAGCAAAACAGGCGGCTACGAGCAAGATACCGGCCTGCACCGGGCAACGCTTGAAGTTCATATCATTGATTGAGGTAACCAAGAATGAATCAGGAAAAACACATTGAAAAAATGGGACAAGGAAAACCAGAAAAGAAAAAAACGGCCCAAAAACAGACCGTAAAATTTGAAGCAAATTCCCTTCACATTTATGAAAAAGAACGAGATCGTCTACTAGATATTGCTGCTACTTTAATGCACGACTCACAGCACTTATCGCATTTGTGAATGCATCTTTGGTATGCGGATCGTTGCGGGCGTCGCTTTCAGCAATTTTACTTTGACCATCTTTTAATGCAGCCAGCAACACTTCGGCAGCGTTTTGATTCGGAGAGATTTTATTTACTACTCTAATGATGTTAGTTAATAAAATACCTGTCATAAGTTCATGTGTTAGCAACTTCTGCTTCTGCTGAGTATTTTCCTCTTCTAGTTTACGAATGCGAGCCTCAAAGCTTTCGATACGCTGTTCGTTAGGCATTAATTTTTCCTTGACCAGAGGTAATCAGCCATTCCTCCTTAATTATGTGCGCCAACGTCCCACCGTTGACGGGCTGAAAGATCACCATATCCAGGCTAATGGATATATCACATCCTGATATTTGAACAGTAACTATAACCCCGACCGCCGCCAGGCGGTTTTTTTATGTCTGGAGCAAACATGACCAGCAAATACGAAACAACGAAAGGCACACAGATCGGGATTTCTGCTGCCCCGGTAACCGCCGAGGATTTTCAGTCTTCGGGCTTCCCCGGCGTCGGTGTGAATTTTCTGGTGGCAGAGTGCGCCACCAAAGAAATCAGCTTTACTGGCGGGCAGAAGGGCGACATTGATGTCACCACGCTTTGTTCCCTTGAGCAGGAGCAGACCAACGGTCTGGCCGCGCCTGCGGAAATGTCCATCAGCCGTAACTGGGTTGGCGACGAAGAGGCACAACTTGCTTTGCAGACCGCTTACGAGAATGACGAGCTTCGCGCTATGCGAATTGTTTTCCCGTCTGGTAATGGCTTTTACATCCTCTTCGAGGTGCGCCAGAGCTCATGGACAGCGGGCACATCAGCGGTCGTTAACGCCACCTATTCGCTGCGCGTTCGTGGGAAACCAAAACGCATCATTGCCAACCCTGGTTCCTGATCCTAAGCGGCTCAGGCCGCTTTCATTTCATTACCCTTCTGAGAAAAAATAATGAGCAACCCGAAACCTTCTTTACGCGCGCTGGCGCTGACGGCGGCTACCGCCTTTCGTACCAAAATAGTCACAGTCCCCGAATGGGATGGCGTGAAAGTCACACTGCGCGAGCCGTCTGGCGAAGCGTGGCTGACGTTTCGTGAATTTCTTGACGCCACACCTGATGGCGAAGGTGAAGCTGCGCTTTCCTCAACCCAGAAATTCCTGCGTAACAAAGAGGCTGATGTGATCCTCTTTACCGATATTCTGCTGGATGAGTCCGGAGAACGCGTTTTCAGCGATGACGATCGCGCCACGCTGGGAAACATTTATGGTCCTGTGCATGCCCGCCTGCTGCGCCAGGCTATTGAACTGGGTATTACACAGGACGAAGCCGAAAAAAAGTAAAGGAGCCGTTAACGTTCTTTCTGATGTCGCTGGCACTCCGGCTGGGAAGAACGCTTCATGAGCTGCGTCAGACCATTACCGCCAGTGAATTGAAAATGTGGATTGCATATGATCGAGTCAGTCCGATTGGTGACTGGCGCGGCGATGCTCAGGCGGCACAGATTGCCATGGCCACACTCAACTCGCAGGGCGGTAAATACGAGATTAAGGATCTGATCCTCAAGTTTGGCCAACAGGATGAAACAGAGGAAATCAGCGAGTTAGAAACGTGGATGGAGAATCTTTGATAGCAAATGTTACTGCTGTTAGGATTATACCCAATGAAAAGCAAAAGGAACTGGTCATGGAATTTTTTCTTTTAGCAGCAGTGATTGGGGTTATTCCGGCGTTGATTGCTCAGAGCAAAGGGCGTTCTTTTTTTGCATGGTGGATTTACGGAGCACTGCTTTTTATTGTCGCTTTAGTACACTCACTGGTAATAAAAAAAGATATCGAGTTTGAGGAAAAAGAAAAGCTTGATGGGGGTATGAAGAAGTGTCCCTATTGCGCAGAGTTAATTAAAAGCGAAGCAATAAAATGTAAACACTGCGGAAGTGATTTATCTACCACGAACAAACCGTTAGTCGAAAAATCAGATGAAGATTATCTGGAAGAGGCCAGGAAAAAAGCTGGACTCCTCTGATAATTACAATGACAAAAACCCCGCTCATGCGGGGTTTTTTTATGGGTGAAATATGGCGACACTCCGCGAACTGATTATCAAAATTTCAGCAAACTCCAGTTCATTCCAGTCTGAAATTGCCCGCGCCTCACGCATGGGGGCGGACTATTACAAAACGATGGAAGGGGGCGGTAAAAAAGCGGCAGCCGCCACGCGCGAAACCCAGCGATCGATTGCTGCATTGAATAGTGAACTAGCTTCGGTTAAGGCTACGGCGACGGGGGTTGCTGGTGCATTCGCGGGTGCATTTGCCACCGGGCAACTTGTTCATTACGCCGATACATGGAACCAACTAAACGGTCGTCTTCGACTGGCTTCCACTGGCTCTGATGATTTTGCCCAATCCCAGCGCACCCTGATGGATATCAGCCAGCGCACAGGAACCTCTTTTGAGGCGAACGCAAACCTTTATTCTCGCATTGCCGCTTCTCTTCGCGATGCCGGGTACGCCTCTGCTGATGTGGCTAAAGTGACCGAGACGGTTGCTACCTCCCTGAAACTGTCCGGTGCCAGTACAGAAGAGGCCAGTTCAGTGATCACCCAACTCAGCCAGGCGCTGGGTTCAGGCGTGCTTCGTGGCGAAGAATTTAACGCGATTATGGAGAGCGGCGGACGTCTCGCAAAATTACTTGCTGATGGGCTTGGCACGACCGTCGGCGGCCTGCGCAATATGGCAAATAACGGCCAGTTGACCACCGAAAAAATCATGCCGTTGCTGACCAACGTTGAGCTGCTGCGCAAGGAATTCGACACGCTCCCGGCCAGTATCAGCGGTTCTGCGCAGAAGGTTGAAAACGCGTTTATGGCGTGGGTTGGCGGTGCCAACAATGCCGTTGGCGCCTCATCAACCCTGTCCGGCATTCTTGACGGGCTGGCGAAAAATATCGATACCGTTGCTAATACGGCGGGGGGGCTGGTTGGGGTCGGCCTGGCTCGTTTCTTTGGCAACATGGTTGGCAGCGTAGCCAGCTCAACGACTGAGATCATCAAAAATACTGCCGCCGAAGTTGCCCTGGCGCAGGCTCAGGTCAGAGGTGCTCAGGTTAGTGTTGCTGCCGCGCGGCAGGCTGTATACCGTGCTCAACAGGCAAAAGCGGCAGCAGTATCAATTGAGGCTCAGATTGTTGCGGAACGTAACCTTACTGCCGCACAGGCTGGCCTTGGAAACGCGATTTCTGCCCGCAGTGGCGCTGTTAACAACCTCACCAACAGCGCATCAGCAATGTCACGCATTGGATCCGGTGTGCTTGGTGTCCTGGGTGGCTGGCCTGGTCTTATTATTGGTGCTGGCGCAGCGATGTATGGGCTGTATGAGCATACCCAACAAGTCCACAAAGAGGCGGTTGCGTTCGCTGATAACCTGGACGATATCAACAGCAAGCTTCAGAAAATGTCTGTTGCCGGGCTGCGCTCCACAGCTGTAGACGCTAGCACCTCACTAGTTGCTCAGAAGAAAGATCTGGCGGATTTAGATGAGCAGATCAGGAAGGTAAAGGACAGTCAGGCCGCACTGGCGCAAATACAGGAAAGTTACAATAAGTCGCCGCGGCTGACCCGCCTGAATACTTTCATGGATCAGGAAGACATTACCGCCAAAAATATCGAGCTGACCGGGCAACTTAATAAGCTTGAATATGAACGCGAGCAGGCAGCGTCAAAAGTTGAAGCCACACAGAAACTGGTTAACCAGGTCAGTGATTTGGCGTCGCAAAAAGCTGTCGAACAGGCGGGCGCCGTTTCCATACTGAAAGGCGCATATGACCTTCTAAATCGATCCATGTCAGCTACCGCTGGCGCCACGCCTCCGCAGTACGCAGGTCCGGTGGTGTCAATGGCGAAAGCCACCCCTCAACAGCAGACCGCGCTGGATAAAGCGCAGCGTGATAACGTGCTGGCGAGTATGGACGGGCTGGCGAAACTTCATCAGCAACATGTTTATGAGGCGGAGGATCTCAAGCTTACCGGCGCGCTCTATACCACCTATATCTACAACAAGGATCAGGCAGCGAAAAAAGATGCGGCAGCTGCGCAGGCTAAGAAAGATGCAACGGCTGCCACCAATGCGCAAAATAAATCAGACAGGGAAGCTGCCAGCCAGGCAGAGCAGTACAGCCGAAAACTGGCAGATTTGAGTGTGGCCATCGAGGTGCAAAAAGTCAGGGCTACCGAAGGTGAGCAGGCTGCTGAACTCTACGCCGCAGCAAACCAGACCGGCGCAAAATGGACTGATGAGCAGCGTAAGGCTATTCAGGGGCAAGCCGCAGAACTCGCCCGACTGACGCAACTGGCAGATGATCACGTTAAGAAAGTGCGTGAGCAGGCTGACGCGTTAAAAGATCTGACTGAAGCCGCCCGTAAATTTCGAGACGATGCAGCACTGGCGACTGATACCTCCGGCATGAGTGATCGCCAGAAGCAACGCTACGAGGAAACACAGCAGGTTGAACGTGTGTTTTCCAGAACAGACGGTGGCGCTCAGGCGATTGCCGCGAGGAGTGCCGCGCTGACTGAACTGGACAATAAATATAAGGCCATTGCTGAATCGGAAGCCGACTGTCGCAGCGGTTTCAGTAAAGGGATTAACAACTGGATGGAGGATGCCTCGGCAACAGCAACACAGACCGCTGATCTGGTGAATAACTCGATGACTGGTCTGGTCGGGAATATCTCAGATGCGCTGGCAGGGAATAAAGTCGACTGGGACAACTGGGCGTCAAGCGTGCTCCAGTCTATGCAAAAAATTCTCCTTAACGCCATGCTGGTGGATAGCCTGAAATCCGCATCCAGTTCCGGCGGTCTCTTCTCGTCGATTGGCGGAATGTTCGGCGGTTTATTTGGTGGCGGCAGTTCCGGATCCTCGGCCGGCGCTGGCCAGTCTTTCGCCGTGCCATCTTTCCGGCCAAATGCGAAAGGCGGCGTCTATGCATCCGAAAGCCTGAGTGCGTACAGCAACAGCGTGGTGAATACCCCGACCTATTTTGCCTTTGCAAAGGGAGCCGGGCTGATGGGCGAGGCCGGGCCGGAAGCCATCATGCCGCTAACCCGCTCTGCTGATGGTTCCCTTGGTGTCAGAATGGTTGGCGCTCAGGGGGCTAACTCCGGTGGTGGCAATACGGTTATTCATCAGCATTTCAGTATTTCCGGGAATGGTGACGCCGCGCTTAAACAGGCCATGCAGGAAGCCGCACGGCAGGGGGCACAGGATGGCGCGAAACAGGCAAGGCAGGAACTCCTTCAGGACTTCCAGACCCGTGGGCAGGCGCGCCGTTTGCTGAACGTTTAGTAAGGAGTGATTATGGCTGTTGAATGGCCTGCTGATGTCTGTCCCGCGGCGCTGACATGGCGCCCGGAGAGCAACACCAAAACATTTCGATCCCCTTTCAACGGTGCTTAACAGACCGTTCGTTATCCCGGTACCCGCTGGGTATGCTCCCTGACGCTGACCAACCTCACCGACGAGAAATCACGGCGCGTTGATGCGCTTATTGCGTCCCTCGATGGTGAGTATGGCCGGGTTAAAATCCGTGACTGGGGGAGGCCGGGAAGAACGCCAGCGGGAACCCCGACCGTTTCTGATGCAAACCAGACCGGCACGGAGCTACACAGCAAAGGCTGGACGGCGGGCGTTATTGTGCTGCGCGAAGGGGATTACATCACCGTTAATGACGAACTGAAAATGGTCACAGCAGATGTGACCAGCGCGGCGGATATGACGGCGATTATCCCGATAGCGCCAATGCTCCGTATTTCGCCACCGGCAAACGCCCCGATTGAAGTGGCTAACCCT